TAGATTCTAAAGTAGATACAGTAAGACAGATACAAAGGATCTTAGAACACGTTATAACGAATAAGAAAGCGTTATTAATAATAGGTGATGTAGAAGCACAAGTAGCAGCTACATTAGCAATGAATAAGAATAAAGGTAATATTGATATAAACATCGTTCCAGCTCCAACACATGGAGTTAACAGAAAAGAGATGTTTGACGATTTAGCTTTATTAACCGGATCAACTGTTATAAGTGAAAACTTAGGTGATGATTTAGATTTAATTGATCTTGATCACTTAGGTACTTGCGAAAGAGTTGTATCTTCATTTAAAGATACGGTTATTCAAATATCTAACGATATGGCTTTACAAGTTAAAGATGTTATCAGTAGCTTAAAAGAAGACGTATTAAAAGAAACGAATCCTAACAGAATAGTTAAGCTAGAAAAAAGATTAGCTATGTTATCCGCTAAAGTAGCGATTGTTCAGGTTGGTGGTAATTCAGATATAGAGCTTAAAGAAAAGACAGACAGAGTGGAGGATGCAATATGTGCAACCAAAGCCGCAATCAAAGAAGGTGTAGTTGCCGGTGGAGGAGTTGCTTTAGTAAACGCAGTTCAGAACATCGAAGCTAACACCGAAGCTGAAAAGCTTGTTGCGGGCGCGTTAAGAGCTCCGTATGAGGTTATATTAAATAATGCTGGTTTACATCCTGAAGTTATAAAAGGAGTCAACATGGGGATCGATGCACGATCTGGTAATGTGATCAATATGTTTGAAGCGGGGATCATTGATCCTGTACTTGTAACCAAGTCAGCTTTAAAAAATGCAGCATCAGTAGCATCAACAATATTAGCTACTAACTGTATAATGTCTAACTTAAGAGCATAATATGAAAGCTATAGGATTCAACATATTAATAAAGAAAGAAAAAGAAGGTATCAAGGCTACTAAAGGTGGCCTGTTACTTTCAGAGAGTCAAAGACAAGATATAAGATACATTAAAGCAACTATACAATCGGTTGGTGATTTATGTTCAGGTTTAAAAGCAGAAGATGAGATCTTCTACGATAGACACGCAGGTCATAGAATAGAGGTTGATGGTAGTGCTTTTCAAGTTATTAAGATGCAAGATGTAGTATTTGTATTATGAGAAAGTTAACGGGACAGGATTTTAGAGAGCTCGGATTTCTTAAGCATTACAGGATAGTACGAAGATGGGCTTGCAGAAAAACAGAACTCAACAATGCAGATATCGAATTACTTATTTATTTCGATTGTATAGGCGAGTTTAGGAAGACCGATTTTGAAGAAGGTATATTAACATACTCTTGGGATAATAGAAGATGGAATAGACTGCTTAAAGAAGGCTGGATTAAAAGATGGCGTAAGGCAAACAACGGGGATACACAATATAGTCTATATAAGATTAGTCATAAGACTAATTGCTTGATACAACAGATGTATCGAATAATGTTAGGCGATGAAGATATACCGATGTCTGTTAAACGTAATCCTGTATTAAAAAAGAAATCATACTCTGATAAATTAAATGCCAGAGCTATGAAATTAGTTAACAAAGATAAAACAAGATAATTATGAGTTGGGCAATGGCAACAGGTGCTGGTTTAGGAGGAGCTTCTAAAACCGGTTATTCAGATTCAAATACTAATAACGCAATAGGATCAGCACTACCAGCAGGTATGCAAAAGTTTATACAAAATCCTATGCAAGATGCGGTAGATAGCTTAGGAGCTAGACGTGGCGCAAGACAGCAAACCGCTGGGATTGCTCCACAAGGAGGTGGTTCTTGTAACTGTAACAAATAAAACAAATACTATGAAAAAAGGAAATTTAGGAATAAGTTCTATATGGGATGGACCATTAGGACAAGAGGGTAGACCTCATGCTAAAGGTAATTCTAGAAACAATATGGAAATATCCAAGTCTAGTGTACCTTATGAGTCTAGACCAATTACTGAGTGCGCTAAAAAAAGATATTAATGAAGTTGTCTAACAACTTTAGTAAATCAGAATTTGAATGTAAATGCGGTTGTGAAATGCCTGAAGCTGTATTGTTAGAAGTAACAAGGTTAGCTAATGAGTTACAACATATAAGAGACTTCATACATAAACCTATGAATCTTACAAACGCATACCGATGTCCTGAACACAATAAAGAAGTTGGCGGAGTATCAAACTCACAACACATATTAGGCAAAGCGGCTGATATTCAAATAGAAGAATTAGAACCATCTGAAGTTTATAAAACTATAGATAACTTAACTGATCACGGACATATAGTTCAAGGAGGATTAGGTAAGTATAACACATTTACACACTACGATATACGAGGGACAAAAGCTCGTTGGGATAAAACGATAGAATAATGGCAACAAAAGGTAAAGCACCATCACGTAAGAAATCTAAAGGCAATTACGCTGAGGTAAAAAAAGGTAAAGGCAAAGGCGGTAAAGCTGGAGGCGGAATGACAAAGAAAGGGGTTGCCAAATACCGTAAAGATAATCCTGGTAGTAAATTAAAAACAGCTGTAACTACTCCACCTTCTAAACTTAAGAAAGGAAGTAAGGCAGCAAAAAGACGTAAATCATTTTGTGCAAGATCCAAAGGCTGGTCATCAGAAAGAGGATTAGCAGCACGAAGAAAATGGAACTGTTAATATGGGAAAAGGAAAAGGTAAATCAACACCTTGTTGGCAAGGTTATACTAAACAAGGTATGAAAATGAAGGGCAACCGTAAAGTTAATAATTGCGTTAAAGTCCGTAAAAAAACATAATATGAGCAAACAACCAAAACGCAAAAACAACGGAGAAGGAACTGCGGTAGGTAATGCGTTAAGGTTCTTAGCTAAACAGGGTAAGAAATTTGCGCCGGACTTACTTACTATGGCAAGCCAATTAACTGGTATAACAGCTATAGAAAAACTAGGCAATGCCATTAAAGGAGACGCTGCTTTATCTGAAACAGATAAGCAATTATTATTACAAGAGCTTGAAGCTGATATGGTTAGAGAGCAAGAAATAACAAAACGTTGGCAGGCTGATCTAAATTCTGACAGTTGGCTCGCGAAAAACGTTAGGCCAGTTATATTATGTTTTCTAATGTTCTGTATGTTTCTATTTGTTATATTAGATTCAACAGCAGCAATACCTTTTAACATGCACACTGGATGGGTTGACCTATTAGAATCGCTTATGATAACTGCCGTAGGTGGTTACTTTGTGGTTAGATCAGGAGAAAAAATAACAAGTAAAATAAAAAAATAAACATTATGTATAAGCAAGCAAGAGGCGTTTTAACAGACCCTTCTAAAAAATCAAACACAGAGCCTAGCACAGAACCTACACCAAAACCTACGCCAAAACCTTCAAAGGTAGATAGAACTAATACTAACCAACGTTTATTAGACGTGCCTGTGAAAACTAGGCCAATGGGTAACGGAGAAAGTTACGGTAGAAAAGCAAAAGCTACTTTATCCACAGAAGGTACAATAGGAGGTCCTGATCCGCTTACATATAGATATAAGAACAAAACGTATAGATATGAGCCGGGAAAACAGACTAACGATCCTAAAGTAGGGAGACTAATATAAACAATTATTAATTAAATTAAATCAAATCAAATCATGGCAAAAGCTAAAAAAATCACAAAGAAAGAATTAACAGAAATCACTGAATTACAATCACAGATTCAAAATATCTTAATCGGTATAGGATCGCTAGAAGCTCAAAAAACATCAGGCGTTGTTCAATTAAGAATGCTAGAAGATAAAATGGAGCAAGGTAAACTAGCAATCGAAAAGAAGTACGGATCAGTTAACGTTGATTTGACAACAGGAATAATGACTCCTATTGAAAATGAGCCTAAACTAGAAACTGTGTAATAATGGATAATGTTATAAGAAAAATTAGTATCGGGGCTGACTATAAGAACGAAGCAATGCATTACTCTGTTAACCAGAAAGTTTACGGTGGCCACGAAATTTCTCATATAATATTTGAAGACTCTGATAAATCTTATAACATATTTATAACTAAGAACAACGAGAGTATGCCATGGAAGAAATTCAATTCTAACATGGCTATCTCCGTTGAGTATGACTTGGAATATTAATGAGGAGTATATATGATTTTATCATTGAGCCTTTAGGTAATCGATATGATAATACAACAAAGGTTGGGGAAGTAAACCTAATAACAAATACTTCTATAGAAAGCTGGAAGCACGTTAATAACTACGCTAAAGTAATTGAAACTCCTGTGGGCATAAGTACACCAATAAGAAAAGGAGATACTATTGTAGTACATCAAAACGTGTTCCGGACATTCTATGATATGAAGGGTAAGAAAAAGAACAGTCGTTCTTTCTTAGAAGATAACAAATTTATATGTGCTGTTGATCAAGTATATTTATATAAGTCAAAATCACATAATCCTTGGAGAGCATTAGGAGATAGATGCTTCGTTGTTCCTGTAGAGAATACAGACGATTTTAGCAACGATAAAACAGAACCTCTTATTGGAATACTCAGAATTGATAATAGCTCCTTAAACGAGCTAGGAATGCGAGTAGGCGATGTATTAGGGTTTACACCTAACAGCGAATGGGAATTCTCTGTAGATAACCAGCTAATGTATTGTATGAGGACAAAAGATATTGTAATTAAATATGAGCACAAACAAGACCAAAAAGAATATAATAGAAGCTGGACGAGCAGCAGTTGAAGAACTAATTAAGGTAGCAAAAGAAAAGATCGTAGACTCTGGCGAGGATATCACCGCAGACAGACTTAAGAATGCTGCCGCAACAAAAAAATTAGCAATCTTTGATGCTTTCGAAATTCTATCAAGAATAGACGAAGAGGAAAACTTATTGGAATTGGAAGCTAACGGACCAGGTAAAACTCCGTTTAAAGGCTTTGCAGAAGGGAGATCTAAGTAATGGCATACGAACAAACATTATATAGCATCGACAAAGACTGGATTAAACCTGCAGTAATAAAGAAGAAGAACCGCTACGCTAAGTGGGAATACGGATATGATTCTGATCACGATGTTGTTGTGATTAGTAAGACCGGTAAAATTGGCGAAATATACGAAATGAGTGGAATACGAATAGCTTTACCTAAAGAAGAAGGAGAAGCTAAAAATTTAGGAGACAGCAAATGGAATCCTAGCGTATACCCAAAAGAACTAAGTAAAATTAAAAGTGTACAGGAATGGAATACATATCCTAACAACTTTAAACAACAATGGCATCCTTACATCGATGAAGAGTTTAATCGACGCGAAACAGGGCACTGGTTTATTAATAATAGCAAAGCTACTTACGTTACTGGTACTCACTACATGTACTTGCAATGGTCAAAGATTGATGTTGGGCAACCAGATTTTAGGGAATCAAACAGATTATTCTTTATATTCTGGGAGGCTTGCAAAGCAGATAAACGCTGTTACGGTATGTCATATCTCAAGAACCGTCGTTCAGGATTTTCGTTCATGGCATCAGGTGAAACCGTTAACATGGCTACAATATCAAGTGATTCACGATTCGGCATTCTGTCCAAATCTGGGGCCGATGCTAAGAAAATGTTCACCGACAAGGTTGTACCCATTAGTGTTAACTACCCGTTCTTTTTTAAGCCTATCCAAGATGGTATGGATAGACCCAAAACCGAATTAGCTTATAGAGTACCCGCTTCGAAGTTTACACGTAAGAGTATAAACGAAATATCTACAGAAGAGGAAATGGCTGGGTTAGATACAACGATTGACTGGAAGAACACAGGTGACAACAGTTATGATGGTGAAAAATTAAAATTACTAGTTCATGATGAATCTGGTAAATGGGAAAGACCTTCTAACATACTTAACAACTGGCGAGTAACTAAAACTTGTTTACGATTAGGTAGTAGAATTATAGGCAAGTGTAT